GGGTTTGCGTGCTGTTTGTCCGCTTGCTCTACGCTCATAGGCTTGCCAACTTTCACGCCTAACTTTTCGGCAATCTCGTAATTATTCAGAGCCTTTGCGTCTTTCTCTGCATCCGTCAAATTATCGGGTAGCTGTGCGCGAAGCTCTGCCACTCGCTTATTTTTCTTTTGTTCCGCCGTGAGCTGCTTTATAACTTTCTTTGCCGCCGCTGGTGCTTTGTAATACGGGTGCTTAGGCGGGAAAAGCTGCATTTCCGTGCCCGCGTTATAGCGGAACATACGCTGCTTTAGCGTGTCGGTGGCTTCATCGCCCAACTTCATGGCCTCTTTCGGGTCGCTCGGCTGGTACTTGGAGCGTCTGACCTGCACCGCTTGGCACCTGCACCCCCAACCATTTGGCGGGTAATACTTCGACCAGAACGGGTCGTCGGCTGGCAGCGTAATGCCGTCGAGCGCGGCATGGTCGGGACGCACGCGGGAGTCCTGCGCCGTGCGGTACTGGAGGAAATAACGGTCTGTGTCCTTGGAGAGGTCTGCCCACTTTACCGCCATGAGTGAAGAACCGAGGGCGTGCTTATACTCGGCGTTTAGCCAGTTCACGTTGTAGTTCTGGTTAATCTGCTGCACGTCTTTGCGGAAGTCGTCGAACGGCTTCACGTTTCCCTTGTCGTCGAGCATGGACAGCCCCACCTCGCGGAGGGCGTGGAACGTCTTAAAGCCAGAGAAAATAAAGCCGTTGTTTTCGAGCGCGTAGCGGAGAGTTTCGGGCACGTCGTGAGGTATGGACGTTTCGACCGCGCGGTTGATTATCTGCGTGGTCGCGTCGATCACCTTTCTGGCGCGCGGGTCGGTGAGCTGTGAGGCATCGAAGCCGCCCGCATCGTACACCATTTGCGCGGCATCGTCGAAGACGGCGGGGTCGAACGTCGGCACGTCGCCGTCCTCGCCCTTGGCCAGCTGGAGGGTGTCGCCCTCATAGTAGAGCTGGAGCAAAGCAGAGTGAAACGCCCCGTAAGAGCTGCGCAGGTCTGCGGCCTGCGCGGGGCTTACTGGAAAAAAGAGTTAAGCGCGTCGGGCTGTGTCTTCGCCTCGCGCTCGCCTGTGATACCGACGTTGTATTTGTCGATGAAATACTGAGGATCAATCTTATAGTATTCGAGCAAAACGCGCTCTATCTCTCTTTGCTCGGACGGCGTGAAGCTGGCCGCGTCGTCCCACTCATAGCGCAAGCCAGCGACAGGAAAGCCGTGCATGAGCATGAACGGCAGTAGCTTGTCGTTGATGTTGTACGCCAGCATGGTTTTGTCGTCCTCGACCACATTCTCGAAAACTTCGAGGTGGGTTTCAGACTGTGAGAGGCTGCTTCCGCTGTCTATGGTCATGGTCTGGTTAAGAATGCCCTTTGACATCTCGGAGTTACAGCGGTCTATACGCTTGTCGAAGACGTTGTAAGCATCGCCGCGGCTGCTTTCTTTAATCTCTATGTCGGTGCCATCAGGGAACAAACCCCAAAAGGCGGAGCCCATGTTTTCGAGCGCGTCTTCTATCTTCTTTCGCTCGCCCTCGTCGGTGGTGGTGGCCTTGGCTATACGCATAGGCGCGCCGAATATCTCGCCGAACATATCCCAAAAGCCCAACATATTGCGCTTACTGATACACTGGGGCGAACAGGCAAGCAGAAGACCGAGGTCGGTCTTACTGCCAGCCTCTAAACACCACTGAGAGAACTCGCCATCGCGGTAAGGAATGCCGCTGTGCCAGTCTTCACCCACCGTCCTGAGGAGGACGCCATGCTCAGGACAAACGTGTTTGCGCGGTACCAGTTCCACGTCCTCGAAGCGCATATCGTATCCCGTGCCCACAATGTCGCCGAACTGAATGAGGGAATGTCCCCAATAACGTGAGGACAAAACGTGTGTGCAATAGTCGTCGAACCACTCCTTGCGCAGCAGGTCGGTGGCCTTTTCGTCTTCCTTGCCATCCTTGCCCACAAGTCGGTATTTGTTGCGCTTCACCATGCCCACGCGCTGGGAGATACAGCCCTGCAAATGCAGGTCTATGAGGTTGTCGGTGTAAATGTCGTAAAGCAAACAACGCTGCGGGTTATCCACGTTAATGGCCGCCTGCCATGCCTGACGCCACATACCCACGTCCTTTTTGGTGAGCGCGTCGGTCTGCTGGAGCAACTGGGCTGTGAGCTTCATGCCCTGCTTTGAGCGCGCGAACTTAGCCAGCCGCTGCATATCATAGCGGCTATACACCTGCTCGCCCGTGACGGCGGCGTAGGCTGTTTTAAGTCTGTTTAAAATATCCATAACTATGATGCTGTTTAATAAAGTGTTTAACGCCGTTTAATAAGCCGTGAAAAGCCCATTAAACGGCGTTTAATCTGTTTACTACCATGTGGGGCGTGTCTTCTTCTGGCTTCCCCACTTTACTGGGTTTGCCGCGTCGGTGTCGCCGTCCTCGCTCACGTATGTGGGGAAGTTGGGCGAAGCCTTGGAGGCTTGCACGTCACGCAGCCATTTGATGCTCTCGTTGTAAAGGCTCTCACGCCGTTCTATGCCCATGTTTTGCGGCAGACGGTGAACCATGAGCCACAGGGCAATATTGACACAGCACTGCACCAGCTGGGGGTTTCGGTCTTCGCCCGTCTGGCGAAAGGCGAGCGCCATGTCGTAGCGTCCGCGGGTGTAGCTGCTTATTTGTTCCTGTGCCGCGCGCTCGGCGGTGAGGCGCAGGTCGGTGTTGGCCTGCAACGTCTCGAACTCGAAGTCGTCGCATACCGCCTTGTAGTCGTCATCGTTTAGAAACATCGCGCTTTCTGAAATTAAGGAAACAACGGCGGCAATCACTCTTAGGCAGCGGCTGGGGAACAGCCTCGAACATGGCAATGCTTCGCGCCTTTTCGGCCGTGAAACCCTTGCCAAAGCGGTGCTGGCGTATGAGCTTCTTAACGCCCTGCATGGAAATCACGCGGGGACGGCCACCCCAAACAAGAACCAAGAACTTACGGCGGTGCAGGTTTGCATCGCGCTGAGCCTTACGAATGGCTCGACGTGCCCTAAAGTCGAAGACCACGGCACGAAAGAAATGCTTTAACTTTTTCATGTTTTTACCACGTTATGTTTTTAGCCGACCGACGTTTACCGAAAGACGGCGTGAATTTGGAAATACTCGAATGCTTTTGCAGCAGAAAAATGGCTCCCTCGTCGGCATCGGGCGCATCATCGTGGCCGCGCATGCCCTTTTGGAACGCCAGCGTGAAATCGACGGCGCGCACCATGTCGGGGTCGTCCTTTTGCTGCTCATCGTAGAAGACGAAGCCACGCTCCCAAAGCGGCGCGACTGCCTCGATACGCTGGAACTTGTCGGGCTTCTTTCGCTTGTCGCCCAATATGGGCAGCTGGTAGCCCCGAAGCTGTCCCTCAGTCTCGAAGTCCTCAAGCTGTTTGTCCTGCATGAAGTTGGCCTCCATGTAGAACTTAATGGCTATGCCCTGCTGCTGTGCCCACTCGTAGAGGTCGTAACACCAGCGCACCATCTCGCTGAGGGTGGTCTGGCGGACAAAGGCACGCAAATGCCAGAGCCGCGTCTGTTTATCCTTTCCCCACAGCTTCGCCGCCTTGTAGTCGTTCTTGGCGGTGGACTTCCAAGCGGGGTCGATATACAGCACTATCTCGGTGAAGTCGCGCCACGCTGGACGCTTCGCCCATCTTATCCAGTCCTGGCGGAATACGGCACCCTCCACGATCGGGTTGTTCATGTACTCTTTCTGGAAAGAGCGGTACCCCTCGAAATCCTCAATCGCCTGCACCTCGGCGCGCGTCCACTTCGCCGCCCATGACACGCGACCCTCCTTGTCCAAAATATCGACCTGCGACACCTTTACGGACTTAATGGCGCAGATGTTGGCCAGTACCGACGTTTTGGAAATAAGGTTGCCCACCATGATGAAGCGGCCGCGGCCGCCGTCCAAGGCACCGAAAAGAGCCTCCTTCACCCAATCGGTGAGGCGGGAGACGCGGGCGGGGTTCTCGCAAAGCTCGTCGTCGTCCAAGTCGTCTATGACTATGTAGTCGGGACGGTGGGAACGATAGCGGAGACCACGCGGCGACTGTCCACGGCCACGGGCGAAAAAGGCTGTGCCGTCCTTTGTGACGAAAGACCCCTCCTCCCATGTGCCGTTGTTGTACTGCTCGCCGAAGTCGGCGGCGTAACGCTTGTTGTACTGGAGCTCGGCCTGCAAGTCGGCCAGCAGCGTGTTTGCGTTGTCCTGAGACTTGCCCACCAGCACCATGACCCAAAACTGGCGAAGCGAAGCCCCGCCGTATATCTGCGCCTTTAGCCACATCGGGATAAATATGTCCAAGTGTGTGGACTTCGCCGCGCCACGGTGCCACTTATAGACCGCCTTTATGTTTTTGTCGCAAATGATTTGCTTTGCGGCTTTGAGGTGGAACGGCGCGCACGGCGTTTGCTTGCCCGTCTGCGGGTTCGTGGTGTAGTGTGGGAAGTAATAGTCGACAAACGCGCCATAGTCGGAAAGCAGGCGTTTAATGCGCTGCTTCTTCTGCGCATCTGTCTCGTGGGTGTTCACGGTGGTGGCCTCTTGCACGTCCTCACAGTGAGCCTTCCACAGTTCCAACGCCTCTTTGGGCGTGAGTTTGTCGTACTTTGGCATTTTTACTTATTGATAAGTTTGTTTTGCATCAGATAATTAATGTACTGGTTGTGATACTTGTTAATGGTCTTCAAAAGCTCAGGCGTAATATCCTCGTCGAACTCGGCCTGAAACTGCAACCACTTGGAGAAAGCCATGAACACCTCGATAACGTCCACGATGCTGGTGTGCTTGTCGAGCTTTTCGATAGTGGCGGCGAACTTGGCCAGCTTGTCGCCCAAGCCGTTGGCCGCGTCTGGGTCGTCGCTGTCATTAACGGTCTCTATCATCTTGTCGACCGTGCGCAATAGCTTATTAACAAGTTCGGGGCGTGTTATGTTTTGCGCTGCTCGTTGCTCTACCCATCCGCCGACGTTCACCCACTTTGTAATGGTCTGGGCTGACACGCCCACTTTCTCGGCTATTACTTTCTGCTGTTCGCCCTGCATATAGAGGAGGCGGGCGTAGTCCTTTTTATCCTCAAGTTCTTTCTTTGTAATCATTCATAATTTAAACGCTTTTATGTTACTACTAAAACAAACGCCGACGCATCGCACAGCGGCAGGCATCGGCGTAATACGAGTGCAAAAGTCCCCATTTTTCGGCGAAAATAAAAAAAGAGTGTCAAACTTCGACACTCTATTTTTGTAGCTCAGGAAAAGTCGCGACTTTTGCGGTCGTGTTTTATCGCGGTGTAGAGCAACGGCAGCTCGCTTGGCTCATTCCCAAGAGGTTGCAGGTTCGAGTCCTGCCACCGCAACGGTTAGGTTTTAGTTTTTAGTCATAATTTACGATTTTTGAGTTTAAGGTTATTAGATTTATTAGGGTAACGAAACACCATCGGAACGGTGGCCAGCTGTGAAGCCCGCCACCTTTTAAGTAGAACTTTTAAATTAAAAACAAGGATATGAAAGAAGTAGTTATTAACACCAGTGGACTGAACTGTTACGGCAGCCGCGTGCTGACGGCAGGACTGGACACGACGCAATATTGCAGGAACCCCGTGCTTCTTTGGATGCACCGCCGTGGCGGCGAGAATATGCCCATCGGCAAAATGGAGAACCTGCGAGTGGACGGCGACCGCCTGATAGGCACGCCCAAGTTTGACGAAAAGGACGAGTTTGCCAAGAAGATAGCGAGCAAATGGGAGGACGGCTACCTCAATATGTGCTCGGCAGGCATCGAAATACTTGAGTACAGCGTGGAGCCTAAAGACCTTTTGCAGGGACAGGCCCGCGCCACCGCCACATCGTCGAAGCTGGTGGAGGTCAGCATCGTGGACATAGGGGCGAACGACGAAGCCCTGAAGCTGTACGGCGGCGGCAAGCTGCTGGAGCTGGCGGCTGGTCAGGACTGCGACCTCTTGCCACTTGTGAAGCTCTCGAAAGAAGAAACGCCGAAGCCTGAGCCAGAGGCGGAGGCACAGTCAAACGATAACATTAACACATTCAACATGAAGAAAGAGACATTTTTGCTCCTCGGCTTGCCTGAGACCGCGACTGAGGAACAGGTACACGCCGCCATTAAGGCCATGAAGTCAAAGGCGGACAACGCGGAGACGCTGACCCTCGCCGCCATCACGGCGCAGGTGGAGAACGCCATCAAGGAACACCGCATCACAGCCGACAAAAAGGATATGTTTATCAATCTCGGCAAGACATCGGGCGCGGAGACCCTGCGCCAGACTTTGGAGCTTATGCAGCCCGTGCGCAAGCCTAACGACGTGATCGACACCAGCAAGGACGCGCCACAGGGAGGCCAGCACGAACAGGCCACCTTTGCCAAGCTCTCGGAGGTGCCAGCCGACCAAATCGGCAAAATGCGCAAGGAGAACCCAAACGAGTATATGCGCCTTTACAAGGCAGAGTACGGCATCGACTGCCCGAAGCTCGACGACTAAGGGGCGCGTTAAACGACTATTTAAACGGCATTAAACACCAATTAAAACAGATAACAAAACGAATGAAACGATTTAAGAAAGTATTGAGTTTTTGCATCATGCTTTTGCTGGCCGCGCTCAGCTTCGCGGCAAAGGTGGCTATCAACGGAGCCATCGGCGCGGGCATCGCCTATATGTTGGGCGGCGAGCCTTTGGCGGGTGCAGTAGTGGCGAACTTGGTAGCCCTTTTCCTCTTGCCTTTCCTGCCCAAGGCGGTGGCGCGCGCTGGCGTGCTCACTGAGTTGTGGACGGGCGAAATGATTAAGGCGTTCCGCACACCGCCCGCAGCGGTGGGCTGGTATGACCGTGTACGCTCATACGACCAGTATGTGAACAACGACGTAATCCACTTCACTGAGCTTGGCGGAGACCCTACGGTGCTGGTGAACAACAAGACCTACCCGCTCAATATCACCAAGCTGGACGACGCGGACAAGCCCGTTTCTCTCGACCGCTTCGACACAGAGGCCACACCAGTGACCGACGACGAACTGCACGCCGTAAGCTACGACAAAATGGGCAGCGTGCTGGAGCGTCACCGCGAAGCCCTAAAGGAGACCACATGGCAAAAGGCAATCCATGCCTATGCGCCTGACGGCCACAAGGCGGGCAAGACGCCAGTCCTCGCCACTACGGGCGAAACCGTGGACGGCCGCAAGAAGTTCACCGTCGCCGACCTCGTGAACTTGAAACGCGAGTGCGATAAGATGAAAATGCCACAGGACGGCCGCGTGCTCGTTCTTTGCCCTGACCACAGCAACGACTTGCTGGAGACATCGAAGAACTACGCGGAGCACTACAACATCAACGACACGGAGGGCAAAATTACCCGCCTGTACGGCTTCGACATCTACGAATACAACGGTTGTCCTTACTTCAACCAGACAACGCTCAACAAAATTGCGTTTGGAAAGGCGGCAGGGGCAACGGACGCGCAGGCATCGGTCGCTTTCCATGTGGGCAGCATGATGAAAGCGAACGGCTCGGTGCAGTTCTACCATCAGGACGCTGTGACCGATCCGCTCTACCACCGCAACCTCGTAAACTTCCGCAAATGGAACTTAGCCCTACCGCTCAAGGACAACTGCACACGCGCAGCCGTCGTGAGCGCAAAGGCATCTTAACAATATAACCCGCTAAAGAATGGCAAAGCTAAAATATTTGGTCATTCACTGCACAGCCACAAAGGCAGGCCGTGAGGTGACGGCGGCGGAAATACGCCGCTGGCATACCTCGCCGCCGCCTGTGGGTCGCGGGTGGAAGCAGGTGGGATATACCGACCTTTTCCACTTGGACGGCAGTGTGGAGCGGCTGGTGAGGAACAACGAAGACGACAACGTGGACAGCTGGGAGATAACCAACGGGGCGGCAGGCTTCAACAGCGTAAGCCGACACGTCGTCTATGCCGGAGGCTTGGCAGCCGACGGCAAGACCCCGCAGGACACCCGCACGGCGGCGCAGAAAGAAGCCCTCAGAAAATACGTGCTGGACTTCCACGAGCGACACCCGCAAGTAATGATCGTCGGCCATCACCAACTAAACAAGGCCAAGGCGTGCCCGTCGTTCGACGTACCCGCGTGGCTTGAAAGCATAGGTATCAAACAATAATTAAAATGAATGAGCAGCGAAATAATAACCCTCATCGTGTCTTCACTGACGGCGACAATTAGCGCACCGCTGGGCGCGTGGCTCGGCGCGAAGCTGCAAAGCCAGAAGTACAAGACGGAAATCGACAGCCTGCGGGCGGAGGTACAGAAAAAACTCGCTGGCGTGAAAGACAGTGAACTGGAGAACGTGCGCAAGGCAAACGACATCTTGGTCGAGGGTATTGTAACGCCGCTTAAAAAGGAAATAAACAGTTTACGCCGTGACGTGGATAAATTCAGAAAAGCAGTGGAGAAAATACCTTCCTGCGCTCACGCTGACAATTGCCCTGTGTCTCGCCAGCTGCAAAAGCTCGAAGACCGCGACAACGGAGCAGACAACGACGACGCAGGAAAATAACGACTACCAGCAAAGGCTCGACAGCATGGTGAGGGTGGAGATAGGCAAGACGCTCACCCACCTGCATGAGCAGAACAGCCAGAGCGAAACGGACGTTATCATCTTCGACACCACACAGCCCGCCGACAGTTCGACGGGTCTGCCACCAGTGAAGGCAGCCGTGAAGCACCGCAAGAGCGTGCAGAGCAAGGACAGCACCGCACAGCGAAGCAGCGAGCAGGCCGCCACCAACGTGCAGAGGCAGACGCAGGACAAAGGCAAGAGACTGGCAGACACGAACAGCAAGACAAAGGAAAAGACAACACAGCCCGCACACACGATTTTCAATTCATGGCTCTGCGGGCTACTGTGCGTCCTGCTGGTCTGGGGCTTCATCAAGTACAAACGTAAAAACAAAAAATAATACAATGGCAACAAGTTTAACAATCGTGCGCCAGAATGGCAACGTGGCCAAGTCGCTGGACGGCCAAGACCACGTGAGCGGCTTCATCGCCTACCTTTTGCAGGGCGACATACCCGCCGCCTTCGCAAACGGCCAAGTGCAGGCCGTAAGCACCATCGACAAGGCCGAAGAGCTGGGCATCACGGCCGACTCGGACAAATGGAGCGTCAAGATGCTGCATTACCAGCTTGAGGAGATATTCCGCATCAACGACGGCATAAGCCTCTTTGTGGGTCTTTTCTCGAAGCCTGAGCAAATGACCTTCGCTGAGGTGGCGACCGTGCAGAACTACGCGGAGGGTGCCATCAGGCAAATGGCCATCTGGAACGGCGACACGGAAGTGACCGCCGACAACATCGCCAAGCTGGAGGCAGCCGCCGACGCTCTCGACAAGCAGAACGCGCCTCTCTCGGTGCTCTACGCGCCAAAGGTGAAAAGCTACAAGTCGCTTCCAACCGACCTCGCCGCAAGCTCTGAGCGCGTAAGCGTGGTTATCGCACAGGCTGGCAGCGGAACGGGCGCGGAACTCTACGCGGACAAAGGAAACGGCACCAAGGCCTCCGTGTCGGCCATCGGCGTGGCACTCGGCACGCTCTCAAAGGCGGCTGTGCATGAGTGCATCGCGTGGGTCAAGAACTTCCCGTCTGGCATCAGCGTGCCAGCTCTTGGCGACGGCAAGCTCATCAGGAACATAGACAAGGCGGAGCTGGAAAAGCTCGACAAAGCCCGTTACCTGTTCCTCAACACCGTGGTGGGCGTGGCTGGCAGCTACTGGAACGACAGCCACACCATGGACAGCGCGACCAGCGACTACGCCGCCATAGAGAGCGTGCGAACCATGGACAAGGCCGTCCGCGGAATACGCACCTACCTCACGCCTGAGCTGGGCGGAAACGTCTATATAGACCCCGACACGGGCAAGCTGCAATCCTACACCGTGAGCCACCTCGAAACGACGGCAAACATACCGCTGGAGGAAATGGAAAAGGCGGGAGAGCTGAGCGGCTACAAGGCGGAGATAGACCCCGAGCAGGACGTGCTCAGCACAAGCACCATCGAGGTGGTAATCAAGAACGTGCCCGTGGGCGTGGTTAGAAAGTTCAAGGTTAAAATCGGTTTTGTCAAATCCTTAGAGTAACAGCAGAATGAAAATACAGATTAAGAACGGCGTGCCTTACGTGAACGGTGAGGTCGTGGGCTGGGCGGACATCGTTGTTTCCCTCGCGGGCGTGCCCGTGACTGGCATCACTGGCGTGGAATATGAGGACGACCAAGAAGTGAACGCCGTGTACGGCGCAGGCCGTTACCCCGTCGGCTACGGAAAGGGGCGCATCACGTGCAAAGGCAAAATTACCCTTTTGCAGGAGGAGGTCGTTTCCATACAGCGGCAGGCACCAAGCGGACGCTTGCAGGACATCGCGCCTTTTAACATCACCGTGAGCTACTTGCCCGCAAACGGCATGATCGTGACCGACAAGCTACGCAACTGCCTTTTCTCGAAGAACTCGCGCAGCTGGAAAGAGGGAGACACCAAGCAGGAAATCGACCTCGACCTCATCATGTCGCATATAGAGTGGCACAACAAATAAACATTTAAACAACAATAAACAGGTATTTAAACAGTATTTAGGCTATGGCAAAGATACAGGAACAAAAAGTATATGACGGCGGTGTTACCGCTGAGCAGGTGAAAATATGGAAAGGGCAGCACCGCAAGGTCGCCCGCATCGAGGTGGAAGACGGCGACGAAAAGCACGTCGGCTATTTCAAGCGTCCAAGCATGGAGACCATGGCGGCCAGCACCAAGGTGGCGAAGACCGACGAAGTAAAGGCGGGCGGCATCTTGTTCGACGGCTGCTGGCTCGGCGGCAGCGAGTTTATGCGCACCGACCCTGTTTTGTTCGTACCGACAATGGCACAGCTAAACAACATCATGCTCGGCGCGTCCGCCAGCCTAAAAAACGCATAACGTCGCACCTGCTTCGGGTGGACGTGGAAGACGGAGAGGAAGACAAGGACGGGTTCGTGAAAGCCTGTGCGCTCATTCGTTCCAACTTGCACATCGACCCGACGGCGGGCAGCGACGACGACTTCGCGCAATGGTACGCCGAGGCTTTGTGGCTGGAAGAAATAAGGCTGAAAAATCAAGCTGAGGTGTTAGCGCGCGTTTTGTCCGCTTTGTTCGGCGAGCGCAAATCCATGTAAATGGCATGGCAGAAAGTGGCGAGCAGATAGAACGGCATGACAAGGAGACCGACGCCAACGAGCACCGTTACCACCTTAGCCAAAAATAAAAATACCGTCTCTATCATAATTTTGCCGTTATATTTAACACGGCTGCAAATATAACAAAATAAATTGAACTATGCAAGTTTTTAATTACAATTTTAACATAAACGGGAATTTTTCTCAGTCCATTACCCAAATGGCACAGCAGACTGACGCTTTCACGCAAAAGGCGCAGGGTGCCTGCGCGTGGTGTGAGAAATGGGCTGGAAGACTTGCAAAGCTCAATTTGGCATCGGACTACGTGCAGCAGCTCTCTGCCACATTCCGCAACTTCGGGCAGGCAAACGTAGAGCTCGACAGTCAGATGCACGACCTTTCGGCTGTGGCTGGTGTCACTGGCGAGGGTCTTAAAACGATAGAGAGCTACGCCCGCGAGAGCGCGAAGACGTTCGGGTCGGACGCAGGCACGGCCGTGCAGGGCTACAAGCTGCTTCTCTCTCAGCTCACGCCAGAGCTGGGCAAATGCCCGCAAGCCCTCAAAGCCATGGGCGACGCTATACAGACGACCAGCAAGCTAATGGGAGGTGACGGCACGGCAGCGGCTGAGGTTCTGACCACCGCCATGAACCAGTACGGCGTAAGTCTCGCCGACCCTATGGAGGCCAGCCGCAAAATGGCTGAGATGATGAACACAATGGCAGCGGCCGGACAGGCAGGAAGCGCGGAGCTACCAGCCATCAAGGCGGCCTTGGAGCAATGCGGTATGGCGGCAAAGGCCGCAAACGTGAGCTTTGAGGAAACGAACGCCGCCATTCAGGTGCTCGACAAGGCGGGCAAGAAAGGCAGCGAGGGCGGCGTGGCTTTGCGTAACACGTTGTCGATACTATCGCAGGGGCGTTTCTTGCCAAAGGACACACGCGAGGAACTGGAGAAAGCGGGCATCGACGTTATAGCACTGGGCGACAAAAGCAAGAGCCTGAAAGAACGACTCGAGATGCTGAAGCCCATACTTAGCGACTCGGCACTTTTCAGTAAACTTTTCGGCATGGAGAACGCCAACGCCGCCCGCGCGCTTGTGCAGGGCACCGACTCGCTGGCGCACTTCACTGAAGCTGTGACTGGGACAAACAGCGCGGTGGAACAGGCGGGCGTTATCATGGAGAGCGCGGCTGAGAAAAAGGCGCGCTTCCGTCAAAAGATAGAGGATCTAAAGATAAGCTTCGCACAACTCACGGGTGGCGTGTCTTCTTACATCGGCATCATGGCAGGAATGCTCGTCCCCGTGTCTCAGCTCATGCCCCTTATACTTGGAACAGGCAAGGCCATCAAGTTTGTGGTAACGCTGAACTATACCTCCTATCTCGGACGCATCGCCACCATGGCACGCTCGGCGGCGGTGAGTATCGCGCTCATGGGCAGCCAGACGGCCATCACAAACGGCATTTCTCTGGGCTTCGTCGGAAACGTGGGGCGCGCCACCCTCTCGCTGCTTCGCTTCGCCACCGCTGGCATCTGGTCTGGCATCAAGGCGTTGGGCGCGTTCCTGCTCTCTCTCGTCACCACTGGCGGCGCGTCCGCCACGTTCGCGGGCATCGCGTCGGTGAGCTTCGGGGCTTTCAAGCTCTCGGCAGTCTCGGCGTGCAGGGCTGTGAGCATCGCCATAATGAACATCCCGATTATCGGCTGGATAGCGGCGGCCATCGCCGCGCTCATCGCCGTGGGCGTTTACTTCTGGAACACGTCGGTGAAGTTCCGCGCGGTGCTGAAGGGACTGTGGGCGGCGTTCAAAGCCGTGTTTGTCGGCATCGGACAGCTCGCAAAGCAAACCTTCGGGGCGATAGGCGACCTCATAAAGGCAGCCTTTAAGCTGGACGCTGGGGGCATCACGGCGGCACTTAACAAGCTCAAGGGAGCATACAGCAGCTACGGCAAGGAGGTGGGCAAGGCGTTCAACGACGCTTACACCGCCGAAATGAAAGCGGGAGAAAAGGAGAACGCCAAGAAGACGGCCAAGAGGCAGGGCAAGCAGGCGGCGACATCGCCCGCAGGCGTGCCGAACGTGCCGACCCCGTCTGTGCCAGACGTTACGGGAGGCACGGCTGGGAAGACCAGCAGCAAGAAGACGGGCGGCGGCAGCGGCGGCAGTTCTGACAGCGGCGGCAAAATCCGAAACGTGAGCATTCACGTGGACAAGCTCGTGGAACGTCTGGAGATACACACCGCCAACCTGCAAGAGAGCGCGGAGCGTGTGAAGGACGTTGTGGCGCAAGCCCTTTTGTCCGCCCTGAACGATACCAACTTAGCAATGGAGTAAAAAGGAAATGTTACCAATCAGTTTTAAGTTTGTGGCAGCGTCCGCGGCCGTGCAGGCCAAGGGGTACCTCTACCGCTTCAAGCCCGCCCGCACGACGGCATCGCCAAGCTGGGACGGCGCGGGCGGCAGCATACTGGCCGAAGAAGTGGCAAGCCCGTACACAGATAAAAGTTTCTGGGCTGGCCGTTACGCGCTTTGCGAGCTGACATTCAGGAAAGAGAGCGGCGAGGAGCTGACGGTGAACGACGCGATAGCCGCCATATCGAAGCGCAAGAACATCGTCACCACCCAACTGGTGGGAATGGACGGAACCGTCAAGGAATACATAAACGACGGGGACTATGGCATCAACCTCATAGTGGGCGTGCAAGCCATCAAGGGCGGCAAAATCGTGGACGAATACCCATCCGACGGCATTACACAGCTGCGCAAGTTCTTCGACGTGAAAGAGGCCATTTATGTGCATTCTGAGTTCTTGGAACTTTTCGACATCAGCAAAGTGGTGGTGCAGGACTTTAGCGTGACGCAAGCCACACACAGCAACTACCAGCCCATCGAGTTGTCCCTGCTCTCGGACGGCGACTACAACGTGTACAGCACGGAATACAAATAAACGGTTAAACGGTATTTAATACCCCATTAAACGGCATTCATCATGTACAGGCTAACGGCAAAAATAGAGATAGCGGGCGCAAAGACGTGGCAGCTCGATTTTGTCACTGAGGTGGAAATCACCCGCGACACTGAGAAGCTGACGGACATCTGCAAAATCACCCTGCCCAAGAAAATAAAGTGGGACGGCGCGGCGGAAATCCCCGTCAAGCGCGGCGATACCGTCAAGGTGTGGCTCGGTTACGACGGCAGCAACGAACTGGCTTTCGTCGGCTATGTCAAGGAGGTGGGCTTCAAAACGCCCGTTGTGCTGGACTGCGAGGACGAAATGTTTAAGCTAAAGCAAATGCCAGCCGTGAAGAAGACCTACAAGAGCGTGACGGTGGAGCAGCTGTTGAAAGACCAAGGGCTAACGGACGTTAAGGTCATGGGCGAGCAGGCGTTGGGCGCGTACCGCGTCACGGCCGACACGGTGGCCAGTCTGCTGGGCAAGCTGCAAGAGAGCGGCATTCGTTCTTTCTACCGGTATGAGGACGGCAAGCCCGTGCTATACGCGGGTGTGATATTCGAGCGCGGCACGTCCGCATCGCAAGTGTTCGCCACTGGCGTGAACATCATAAACGACCAGAGCCTCGAACAGCAGAAAGCCGACACCATGCGGCTGAACGTGAAAGCGGTGAGCATCATGCCCAACAACAAAAAAATAAAGGTGGAGGTCGGCGACGCTGACGGCGAACGCCGAACGATCACCACATACAACAAGACGGAAAGCCAGCTAAAGGCATGGGCGGAGCAGGAAATCAAACGACTGAAACGCGACGGCCTCAAGGGTAGCCTTACGACATTCGGCTACAAGCTGGTCGACAAGCTCGACACGGTGGGCATCAAGATAGACGGCGCAACCATGGGCATTTATCAGGTGAAAAAGAATGTCATAAAATACGGCTCTGGCGGTTATCGCCAAGAAATAACGCTGGGGCTGAGAGTAGCAGAGTAAGGACATGAACATCGCGACAATGATTAGGCAGCTCGCTGGAGACAGCGGCAAGGGCATGGGCTTCACGGTAGGCACCGTCACAGCGGTGGACAAAACAGCCCGCACGGTGGACGTGCAGCCGCTCAATGAGGACGCGCCGCTGCTGGGCGTGAACCTGCAAGCGAACCAAGAGAGCGCGGTCGGCGTGGTGCAGATACCGCGAAAGGACAGCTTTGTAATGGTGGGCTTTGTGCAGGACGGCGCGGCTGGCATGGTTCTGCTGTGCGACGACATAGAGGAGGCGCAGGTGGTCGTCAAGGACACCGACACGGCCAGCGTCGTGGTAAATGAGAAGGGAGTTTGCATGAACGGCGGCTCGCTCGGCGGGCTGGTAAAGGTGGAAGACATCACCAAGCGGCTGAACCTCATAGAAAAGGACATCAACAACCTCAAGCAGGCGTTTGCCAGTTGGTCGCCAGTTCCGCAAGACGGCGGCGCAGCCCTGAAGGGAGGCGTGGCAAGCTGGGCGGGTCAGCAGCTGACGGAGAGCAAGCGCGGCGACTACGAGAACGAAAAGGTAAAGCAATGAACGGACTAATAACGGACATCGGCACGGGCGACCTGCTTGTGGAGCACAAGAGGGCGGTCGTCACGGATAGCGACGGGCAGACGGTGGAAGCCGTGCTCCTCGCACAGCGCGGCGAGTTCAAGGAACGCCCGCTCATAGGCGCGGCGGTTAGGCAGCTACAAGGCGGCTGCAAGGACGTGTTCTGGCCGCAAGAGACAAAGAAAATGATAAAGGCCGCAGGCGTGGAAGTCACCCGCGTAAAGGTGGACGCTGACGGCACGATAAACATAACATAATACAGCTATGCAGATAACAGTAAAGGACAGACAGAGCCTCGCGGACATCGCCGTGCAATATCTGGGCGGCGTGGAGGGCATCTTCGCGCTGGCGGAGCGCAACGGCATCAGCATCACGGCGAAGCTGAAAGACGGGCAGACGCTCGACTGGGAGCTGGCCGACACTGTGGACGCTACTGTGCAAAAGACATACGCCGCGCAGGGCATAGAGCCAGCGACCGACATTCCGCAAAAGGAAATGGAAGCCCTGCTGACGGCTACAAAGAAATATTTTACTGGCTGCATCATTCCACGGCCACCGCGCCGCGAACTAACGATCGTGGACGAAGTGACGGCGGCAAAGGGCTGGACGCTCTCTGGCATCGGCTCACAGTTCGACAGCGGCACATACGCGCAAACGGAGCGTGAGGACGGCATCGTGGTGAACAGGGCTAAGAAAGTTATTAAACAACTGAGTGAGGGCAAGGAGGTGACCAGCGAGAGCGGGCAGACACTCGCCCGAATATTCGGCAACCAATTCGACGATACATTTGCATAATGGTGAAACTGACAGAAAACAAGGTCGCGGAGATAGACACCTCCGCACTGGAGAAGCGGGCGCGGGACATTCGCGACGCTGTGGTAACAAAGAGCGTTACCGTGGAAATGGTCGGCAGCCTCTTCGCCGACCTCATAACAGCCTGCGGCAACGTGAGGGACGCGCTGGCTTTGTTCCTCGGCACCAACGTGCAGGAGATAACCAGCGACATAGACAACAGGCTGGCGGGCGTGGACGCAGCAACCAAGGAGGCAAACGCGGCCACGCAGAAGACGGAGGCGACCCGCGCGCTGGTGGACAACCTCGTGAGCGTGCTCAGCTCTCAGAACGTCGCCGCGCCCACAAGGCTGGAAATTATCGACTGCCCCAAGGAGGTGACGCTGGGCAACCAGCAGCGGCCACGCATCGAAGCGAAAGCCCTGCCCGCCTTTGGCATCGGCTCGCTGCTTTTCATCGGCGGCGGCGACGTGCTGGAGGTGACACCAGACGGCCGCATCATCCCGCTGGCTGAGGGCATGGGCAAGGTGAACGTGGTAGCCACGGTTAAAACAAGTATTTACAAGACACTGACCATCGCAGTAGTGCCGCCACGCATCAGGCTGACGGGCGGCGGCATGAGGCTCGACGGAAAAGGTAACATAAGGCTGACGTAATGGAGACAAGACACATAAACGTAAAATCCGACTTTGTTATCCGTGAGCGTTTCCGCGACGGAACAGGCAAGGTCGTGGCACTGCCCGACGTGGACTTCGAGCTACGTTACTGGGTAGGCAGCAAATCGGTTAAGGCATCGCGGAAGGACGGCATGCTCACCAACTGCGTGGCGGACGGCGACGCCCTGCTGGTGATATTCAAAGACCACGGGCTCGGCGAGGGAGAGCTGCACCATGAGCTACACCTCGCGCAGGACAACCCACTGTTTTGCGACGGCGTGCAAAATGTCTATTATCCCGAAAGCCTGCATATCTGGCTTTGGGACAAAATGGGCGACACCGAGGGAGTGATAGAAAGCGACTGTGTGGCTGCATATACTCGCGGCTATAAGTTCACGTGGGAAGACTTCACACCCGCCAACATTCTGGAACTGCAAAAGCCCGCAATAGAGGCCGCAGAGCGCGCCGACACAGATATACGGGAATTTATAAGGGTGGCGCAGGAAAAAAGCGACACGGCCGTTAAAAACGCGCAAAACGCCGCATCTGAGGCCAAGACGGCAACCACGGCCACGGCGTCGGCCACGACAAACGCCAACACCGCAACGACGGCGTGCAAGAAAGCCACCGACACCGCAACCGACGCGACGAAAAAGGCAATCGCCGCCACTTCCACGGCAGACACCGCGACAAAGAACGCAAAGACGGCGACCACAGAGGCGACCACCGCAACCGACGCGACGAAAAAGGCAACAACAGAGAGCATCGACGCGACGGGCAAGGCCAAGACGGCGACCGCCTACGCAAATGAGGCGGGACAGCAGGCAGCGGCAGCCGCCGAAAGACTGGAGGCGACACGCGGCGAAATGGAGATTGCCATCGCGAGAGCCGAGCAGGTGGTGCAGGGTGTCCCGAACGGTCTAAAGGTGGAGGCACCCGAAACCGTCACGCTGGGAAACCCCGCCAAGCAATACATAAAGCCGCGAGTGAAGCCAGACGGCTGCGCCCAAAACGTCATATACCAGACGGACGGGCAGAGCATCGAGGTGGAGCCAAGCGGTGAGATACAGGCGCGTGAGGCGGGCAGCACCCGCGTACACGTCATCCCTACGCAAGGGACTAAGTATTACAAGACTATCAAAATAGAGGTCGTGCCGCCACGCATCAGACTGACCAGCGGCGGCATGAGGCTCGACAAACAAGGAAACATACGTTTAACATAACATATAAATATTATGGCATTAACAGCAGAACAGGAAAAAGGCGTGGTGGCAATGCTGGCAGCCTTTCAGAATGGCAAGCGCATCAACGAGCTGGACGCTGCAAAGGGCGCGCTCAAGGATATGCGCATCGAAGTAATGGACGAAACGGGCGAGACGCACAGCATGGAGCTGGCCGACGCTGTGTCTCAGGCGGGCAACCCGATAGCGGGTCGCTACTGGAACACCGCGAACGCCACACCTACGGCGGCGGGCTACTACGGCAGTCTTCAGGCTCTGCGCGACCTGCCTGCAAAGTTGGGGCTCGGTCGCTACCTCGTGACTGACGACCGCAAGAAGCGAAAGCTCGACCCCACCGACAGCACGAAATACGCCGACGGCAGCCCAGCGGCTCTCGACGGCTCACAGGGGCAGTGTATGTGGTGCTGGAACGGCTTTATCGCTAACATCTTTAATGAGGGCGGCGTGCAGGTTAAGTGCATCACGTTCGACAAGCCTGTGGGCAACGGCGTGAGCATCCGCATCCCCGCGGGCGGCACAAGCTGGCTCGGCGCGGGTGTAATGGACAGAACGAACCAGCTGCTTTGCAGCGTCATTTCAAACGCTGAGCAGTTCCGTGGCGGCGGTGGTTCCGCGCTCAATGCAAGCAGCTACACCAAGGCACCAAAGGCGGACGCGGCACAACTCACCATGCTGGGAATGCCCGCCACCAACATAAGCACTACCAGTTTCGGCACATACGCCCGTAAACGTGGTGAGGGCTGGGAGGCCAACTGGTTTGTGGCTCAGTTCGTGGTCGAGTTCCTTTTCGAGGTTATCATGGGCACAC